AAGGCTTATTAATATATTAGCATGCTGCACACCAAATGCTTGAGCATACTGTGGCTCGGCACCAAAACTAAATAAAAAAAGATTAGCAAAAATATTAGTTATCTGATATAATTTAATTATAATAAGGAGGTAAAAAAAATGACATTAGAACAAAAACTGAAATATCTGCGACAGTCTAGAGGTCTAACTATACAAGAACTGTCCACTGAATTATTTGGGGATATAAGACGAGGAGGAACAATAAGCATATATGAAACAGGCAAAGTAACTCCAAACGCATCAACACTCAAAAAGTATTCACAATATTTTAATGTCCCATTAGAATACTTTTATTCTATTGATATAGATAAGCCTATAACAGATGAAGAACTAAAACAACAACAGGAGGAAGTAATACATAAAATAAATAATATATTATGTGAGTTGGATATAGACAACCTAAACATCATATATAAAGTAGCTAAAGGTTTATTTAAATAGTAATAACAAAAATAGAGGGTGTAATACCCTCTTTTAATTTTCAAAAAAACAAGACAAAGTTTAAAGGTATGAAATTTTTAATATTTCAGCATATAGAACACCAACTGGATACTTTGTATATACCCCGTCTGTAACATCTTGTGTCTTATGACCTACAATTCTTTTAATCTTAGATGGTGTAACTTCAAGTTCTTGTAGCTTAGATATAAAAGTTACTCTGCAACAGTGCGAACTGAAATTGTTATGGTATGATATTAAATTTGTCATTGTTATCGGATTAATTTTATTTTTATATGCTAAGATGTATTTTACATCTTCTAGTATATCAGGATGTAAAGGCACTACTCTATTCTTACCACTATCAGTTTTACTACCAGTTATGATATATGGGACACCCTCATCGTATAGTATAGACTTCCCAGTTAACGAGCAAACCTCGTTCACTCTACATCCTGTGTATAGCATAATTTTTAGTATCTTATTTGTTAAGTCTGACTTTTCACATATATTTTTTATTTCTTCAGTTGTTAAAACTCTTTTTGTTTGGTAGCTATTATAAGTTTGTTTTATGTCCAAAAGTTCAGCAACATTTTTTTCAACATACTCTTTTTTTAATGCAATATTATAAACATTTGCTAACATAATTTTAGCATTTGTCGCTGCCGATTTTGTTGGTATTGTATCCATAATATTTTGTAATTCATCAAATATAACATCTGTTATATCTAGGTTATGTAATTCTTTTAAGTCTATTTCATATATTTTTGTTAACAACTGCAACCTACTTTTACATACTTTTAAATTTTCAAAATAAATTTTAAATAAATTTTTAAATGTTGTTGTCTTTTCACTTATCTTATAGTTGGTTAGTATCTTCATTGCCTCAACATAAGACTTAGCATATCCTAATATTATTCTCTTATATTTACTTCCGTCCCATATTATTTGGGATTGTACTATATATGGTCTTGTTCTGTTGCCGCTCAGCTTAGTTATTGTTCCGCTATGATTGTCAAGTCTTTTCATTTTATTTGCTCCTTATTATTTATATATTCTTATTGATTTGCCTTTATATCTAGCTGTTGTACTGTGTATGTTATAATATTTTTTTAATGTTTGTGTAAATTTAGTTTTACTTACTGCGACAACATTTCTATTGTTACAGTATATAAGATAATCATTATAAACATTATATGTTGATACACCTACAACATTAATTACATCGTAATATTTTATAAATTCGGAAATATGGTCTCCCACTATTAATAATTGTTTATTTTCAGGTACATACATTAATTGCTCTAATTTTTCTATTCTTTGTTCTAATAAGTGTATAGGGTTAGCCATAAGACGATTTTCTAATTGTTCAATATATACAATTACTGCTCTTCTAACTAGCTTGCTTTCTCTAACTAATACTTGTTTTGCCTGATTGTATGTTAGAATGAACATTGGATACTCTCTACCTCTTTCATTCTTATATTTTGACTCCAAAATTTTTTGGAGTGAGATTTCTTCTGAAAATTCATCTCTGATAATATCCAACAAAGTATCGTGTCTTAATACTGCTCTGTTACCTTCTTGTTCTCTAAACAAATTAATTTGTTTCACTAATTCTAAACTTGTAATTGTTTCATTCATCTTTTTTTACTCCTTCTTATTTTTTAGTCTATACTCTATATAATCTAATAAATTCTTAGTTAAATCAGTGTCATTTAATTGTGTTAATACATCTACTATACTTTTTTGATTTTCTAAAATTTCATTTACTTCTGAAAATTTTGGGAGCATAAATAATATTTCTGTTAAATTTACATCAATTTGAAAATAATTAATTAAATACCAAATTTCTGATGTACTAGATTGAACTGTTAAATGCTCCAATCTTGTTTTTATAATATCGTGTTCGTTGTTATACAAGTTATATTTTGTATATTTGGATGCTTCTTTTTTAATTTGTTCTATTTTTTCTATTTTTACACCCGGTGAAAAATACATAAATTGAAAAGGTATGTTTGAATTTAGCATTAATAACGGGTCATTATCTATATTAAGTTCATTAATTCCACTTAATATATAAGTTATGGTGGTGTTGTATATTTCACTTAACTTATAGATATTGTCTATAGGAATATTGACGATTTCTGCATTTTCATATCTTGACATTGTCATTGCTGACACACCAACTAATTCAGCAACTTTTTTAGCTGTCATATTTTTTTTAAGTCTTAGCTCCTTTAATCTTGACGCTATTTCTCTTTCAAGGTTTGTAGGATTTCTTTTTTCTTTCATCTTATACCTCACTTTCTTTATTTATCTTTTTCAATTAATGCAATCATATTTTTTAATTGTTCTATTTCTTCTTTATCATATTTTTTTAATTTATTGTAATTTTTGTATGTTTCATCTTCTTCAACAGGTTTAATTCCTAGTAATATTAGTGGATTAATATTTAGTGTTTTACATAATTTTTGAGCATTTGATAACTTCATATTTTGTATATTTTTATTAATAAACCAAAGTCTTATACTTGTTTCTGTTATTCCCATTTTTCTAGCTAAAGAACTATAATTATAACCTTGTTCTTTCATTTTAATTTTGATTAAGTCTAATATTTTTTCAATGTTTTCTTTGTCTAACATATTAATCACTCCTTTTTATTGATATAATTATAGCATTAATTCATAATAAATACAAGCTTATTAGTATGTTTTATTAGTTTTTTTATGATAATCGAACATTTTTATAATTTTTAATATTGACTTTTTCAAAAATACATAGTATATTATGAATATGAAAGGAGATGATAATATTGTTTATTGAATTAAAGATTGAACTATTGAGACAAAATAAAACTTTAAGAGAGTTAACAGAAGAGTTAAAAATAGCTGAAAGCACTTTATTTAACAAAATAAACGGAAAACAAGATTTTAAACTTAGTGAATTACTCCAAATTAAAAACTTTTTAAAATTGTCTGACGATAGACTTATCAAAATTTTTTTTGAGAAGTAATTCATAGTATAGTTTGTTTTTTTAATTATTATTACTATTAGATTATGAGAAAAGGAGAAAAAATATGACATATAAAAATTTTAAGTATGAAATTAAAAAATTAGGATTAAATGTTCACATTTTTAACACTCTAATTTTTGTTAAAAATGATTATAGAGCAGTATATTATGTAGATACAAAAAAAAGATATTACATAAATCGTGAATATGAATTTTCCAATTTAGATGAAATCTTGCAAGGGAAAGTATTTGAATTAGTTTTAAACCTAGCCAAAACACCATTAGACGAAAGAGGCGACTTGTACCACGAAGACAAATGGTATTTGAAACACAAATATTTAAATGTTTGGAAAGGGGAAAATTATTTAAGAATAGATATGGAAAGAAAAGATTTATCTTTAGGTAGCAAAAAAGCTGATGGGATAATATGGATATCCAAATTTACTAAGTATGACTTAGACCAGTTAGCTAATAGAATTAATATAAATGAATTTGAAAAAGAGAAGGTGGAATAATGACCTATGAAATTTTTAAACAAGAAATAGAAAAGTTAGGTCTTAATGTTTTTGCATTAAACTATATAGTTTATGTTAACAATGATAAATATAAACCAATATATTATGTAGGTATTAAAAAAAGATATGATTTATATCCTAGCAATGGATTTTATAATCTTGATGAAAGTTTGCAAAAGAAAGTATTTGAATTAGTTAATGAATTAGCAAAAACTCCTTTAGATGAAAGAGGTTATTTAAAAAATGAATTAGGAGGAAATAATTATGTCATTAAAAGAATTTAAAAAAATGTTAAACCTAGAAAAAACTTTTGAAAATATGAAAAAGTCATATTTGGGTGATAGATTTTATATTGATTTTGATATTAATAATAACAGAATATGTTGGTTTAATAAAGCCGAAAGCGAATTCACTTGTGGGTATATTGACATTACCAAAGACTTAGACAGAATATATTTTGATTGTCAAATTAAGCATATTGAAAACAAAATGGACAAAATTGAAGAAATGCAAAAAGATTTAACAATTACTGCAGAAGATTGCAGAACAATGCTTTTTAATGAAGTAAATAAGACTTTAGCCAATTGTAATTTAAAACCTATTAAAATTAAAAAATATAAAACTACTAATGAATTATTGAAAGAAATTAAAAAAATAAATGCAAATAATCCAAAATTAACTGATTTCTTGGAAGTTAATAATAGTACATACTTGTTAGTGTACTTGTTACAAGATAAACATGAAGAATATTATACTGATACATCTTGTAGAGAAGATGATGCTATTATAGATAACATTTCAGTACCTATAGACAAAATATTAAATAAAGACGGAATATTGTATCAATTAAGCACACGAGCTTGCCAAGATATTATGAATGATGAATATGATTACCATCAATTTGCTACATGGGAGTTGTAACAATGAAAAGAAGATGCAATCTAGCTAAAATAGCTAAAGAATTAAAAATGGGAGTTACCAACCTAAAGACATTAATTAGACTAGGTAAGGTAGAGTTTATGGAAGAGGATACTTTCATCAATTCATTAGGTAACGAACAACATAGATATTATATTGATGAAATAGCATATAAAAAATACCTTACAGACTATAACAATCTGTAAGGCGTCTATCATAAGGAGCAATCAAAAAACTTGACTGCAACTTATTATAGCATATTTAAAGGAGGAAGTAAAATGCAAAAATATATTAGCTTAATCGCAATAGGTGCTTTAATTAAGATTATAAGTAACGAGCCAGTTATGGAATTAAATTATTATACTAAGGATGATATGTTCTCAACTCCAACTGTTGGGATATGTGTGTTTTTAATAATTGTAGTAATACTATTAAATTTGTATGGAGCTTTACACGAAAATGAAAGAAAAAACACTAGAAAATAAAATAAAAGAACATTTAAAAAAAAATGGACACTTTCATTTTAAGTTTTTTGCAAATGCAATGACAAAAACAGGTGTTCCAGACATAATAGCTTGCATTAATGGTAGGTTTGTAGGTATAGAAGTTAAAAATCCAAATGGTAAGGGTGTTATATCCCTTCTACAGCAACTAACTTGTAATGAGATAAACATACAGGGTGGTAAGGCTATTATAGTTGATAGTTTTGATGAATATTTAAAATTTTACGAGGAGGTAATTAGATGTATATAATGTTCTATGACGGCACTATATGGCGAAGAATTAATGATGTAAAAAATTTTTATATTAATGGCAAGCCATTTAAAGATGTTATAAATAATTTTAATGATGTTATAAGGGTTTATAACCATATAACTATAATATATAAAGACTCACAAATGTTTATACCTGTTAACAAATTTATATTACAGGTGGTGGGAAATGAAGTTATATAAGGCACAACAAGAAGTATTTAATCATATAAAAAAGTCTTGCCTACTACCACTAGGTACAAGTACAGGCAAGACATTAATATCTCTTGAATGGTATAACACCAACTATCCCAACGAGATGTTATACATCATCACACCCGCTGCCAAAAAAAATGAGGGTGGTTGGGATAGAGAAATACAAGAACATTATAGCATAAAAAACTATAAAGTTATATCCTACACAATGTTAAAAAAAAGTGATTTTACAAAAGGTGTTTTTATTCTTGACGAGTGCCATTATATTAAAAATCCAACAAGTATAAGGGGCAAAGAAATTAAGCTTATTTTAAAAAACTATGCTATTGACTTTATAATGTTGAGTGCTACCCCAGGTACAAAAGTTGAAGAATATGCGAATTATTTCATTTTATGGGGTTTAGTTAATAATAAAACTGAATTTTATAAAAAATATATAATATCTCAAACAAGTATATGGGGATATAAAGAAATAGTCGGTTATAAGAATTTAGATGAATTTAACAAGATAATAAAAGACCATAGCACTAAATGTATTACTGTTAATGATATAACAGAACTAGACCCTATTATTTATAAGGATATTGAACTAAAAAAGCCTATAGGATATGACAAGTTAGTTACTGATAGAGTTTTATATAAAGAAGATGAAGTTATAAAACTTGATACACTACCTAAACTATGCACAACATTAAGAATGGCTTGTAATACCAAGGGTAAATTGGAGTATCTAAAGTATTTGCTGGGGTCTACAACAGATAATATTGTTATATTTTACAATTTTAAAGAAGAACTAAAAGAATTAATTAATATTATAAGTAAAGATAAATTACTATATATCATTAATGGAGATACTAAAGATTATCCTAAAAAACAAGATTTTAGCAAAATAACAAACAGTGTTACTTTAGTACAATATCGGGCTGGTGGTACTGGAATTGAACTAACCTATGGAAATATAGTAGTGTTCTATTCCCCAACATATAGTTACCAAGATTATGAACAGTCCTTAGGTAGATGCTATAGACACGGACAACAAAAGAAAGTAATTGTATATAGATTTAAATGCAAAGGCACTATAGAAAAAAACATTTATAAATGTTTAGAAAAAAAACAAGATTTTAATAACAAAATGTGGGAGGTGTAAATGGATACTGTAAGAGATAATAGAACATCTTATATAGGTGGCTCGGATATACCAACATTATTTGGTATAAGTAAGTTTACCACTTATGAGGATTTAGTTAATAGGTACATAGACAAAATAACACCTAACTATCAAACAGAATATACCTTATATGGAACATATATGGAAGATAAAATCAGAACTTATTTTAACAAAAAGTATGGTTATAGGTTCAAGCCTAAGTGCAAGATATTAAAAAGAAAAAAGATAAGAGCAAACACCGACGGAAAATATAAAGATTTTATACTAGAGATTAAAACCAACAATGGTAAACATACAAATAACATGGATTATTACTTGCAAATACAACTGTATTTATATGTATTCAACTGCACTAAAGCCTACCTTGTAGAGTATACAAGACCTAAAAATTTCTATCTAGGAGCAAGTGCAGAAGTTCATAGTGAACAAAAATATTTTGATTTAAGTTTTGATGAAAAAAATGTTCATATAACAGAAATACAAAGAAATGAAGAATGTATAACAAAAATATTAGAAAAAATAAAAATATTTTGGAAGGAGATAAATTATGAAATTAGATGATGAAAATGTTGAATTATTAAAAATTAATAATTTAGATACAAAAAATCAAGTTATAGAAATTTTAAAAAATGATGAAATGTTAAATTCTCAAATAGCATTAGCAGAAGAAAAAATAAAAGATATACAAGATCAAATAAAAGCTAAAAGAGAATTATTGCTAGAACTAATGACTAAGTATGATGTTAAAAGTATTAAAAATGACTTGTTTACTTATACAAGAGTTAATGAAAGTGTAAGAGTTACTGTTGACAATAAAAAATTAAAAGAATTATATCCTAATATATATGATGAAGTTAAAAAAGAAACTAAAGTAAAAGCTAGTCTTAGAATAACTAAGAGAAAGGAAAATAAATAATGCTACCAGAAAACAAACCGAAGAAAAAAGATGTTACACCTAGAGTGTTCTTTATATGGGGAGATGCAATGAGTGGGAAAACATATTTAGCTAGACAATTCCCAGATCCTATTCTGTTAAATACAGACGGAAACTATATTAAAGTTGATACACCTAGTGTATATATTACAGATTATAAACAATTATTATTAACTTTAAAAGAACTTGAAGAACAACAAGCAAAAGTATTTAAAACAATAATAATTGACTTAGTAGAAGATGTAAGAAGAATGATATCCAAACAAGTTTGTACCAAATATAATGAAGAAACATTAGGAGAAAACAAAAAAATAAGGGGAACAGACTGGGTTGTTGATAAAACAATGTGGTATGATTTTATACATTATACAACACACTTAATAAATTATAATGTTGTGTTTACTTGCCATGTTATGGATGACACAGATCCTATTGACGGAACAAAACAAATAGTACCTATGCTAAAGAAGAAAGATTTAGATGTGTTAGAAGGTAGATGTGATTTTAGTATAAGAACCTCAAAACTAGGTACAAAATATATAGCTAGAATTACAAGCAAAAGAAATACATTAAAAAAAGATGATGTTAAAGATGAAAAAATAAAGAAAATATTACAATATGTGGGAGGAATAGAAAATGAATAGTATAGACACTATGTTAAATATGATAAGTGATGATTTTGATGTTAAAAGTGCAAATAAGGGGGAGTTTGAAAAATTACCTGATGGAGAGTATGAGGGTGTTGTTATTGATTTCAGAGGAGAAATGACGGAAAAAGGGATTAGATATACCTTTGTGTTTGAGCTTGAAAGTGGTAAAAAACAATTTTATTCTGTACATTTAATACCCAATAAAATGTTTAATTTCAACATCAAGTCATTAATGCAAGCAATTTACCATATATCTAATAATGACAAATTAGATTATTCTAACCTAAGATATGACGCATTAAATGATTGTGATAATTTTGTTGCTGATATTTCAAAAGAAATTTTGAATAAAAATGTTACTTTTAAATTAGAAACAAAAAAAGACTATCAAAATGTAACAGTTCTTGAAGATACTAATAGTGAAGAGTTCCCATTTTAAGGGTGTGATTTAAATGTGGGCATATGATTTTGAGGTCTACCCTAGTTGGTGGTGTGTATGCTTTATTAATATAGCTAGTGGAGATAGAAAAGTCTTCACTAGCGATGATACTTTTATCGATTTATTACAATTTATCAATGATGTAAAAATTCTTGTTGGTTTCAATAATTATTATTATGATGATGTTATATTGTATGCTTTAGTACACGAACGATACCTACCTACTAAGCTATATGAAATAAGTTCGATGCTTATACAAGGCAATGTAAAAATAACATTTAAAAGAAAAGCTAATGAACTATTAAGCCTTGATTGTATGCAAGAGTTAATGCTAGGTGTTAGTTTAAAAGAAATTGAAGGTAATTTAGGAATGAACATTGTTGAGTGTTCTGTTCCCTTTGACAAGGAGTGGTTAACCGAAACTGAAAAACAAGAAATTATAAAATACTGTTTTCATGATGTGTATGCGACAAAAGAATTATTTAATATAAGAACAGACTATTTTATGGCAAAATTTCAAATTGTAAAAGAATTTAACTTAGCTAAATTAGATGTTAAAAAAACTAGAGCAAATTTAGTAGCATTAGTTTTAAAAGCCAAAAGAGTACATGGTAGAGATAGTGAAAGATTAAATATTACTTTTGTTGATAAAATAAAATGGGAGAATATCCCAACAACTGTATATAACTTTTATAATCAAATGATAGTAGATTTTAAAAATGGTATAGATTTTAAAACAATAGAAAAACGAAGTCTAGCAATAGATATAGTTGATACACCTCATAAGTATGGACTAGGTGGACTACATGGTGCATTGAGTGGATATATCAATGAAACAACACCAATGTTAATTGCAGATGTTAATAGTTATTACCCTAGTATGATGATAGTGTATGACTTTTTAAGTAGAAATTGTGAGAACAAAAAAGATTTTAAAAATTTATATACAGAAAGATTTAGACTTAAAAAAATGCTAGACACTAAAGAATTTATATTTAAAATATTATTAAACGCAGCATATGGAGCAAGTAAAAGTTATTACAATAGCTTATATGACCCTATGCAGGCAAATAATATTTGTATCAACGGGCAAATAATGCTCACTGATTTAATTATTAGATTGCAAAATTACACAAAGTTAATACAATCTAATACCGATGGTATTCTGTTCGATTATAAGGAAATCGATACTATTACTAAAATATTAAATGAATGGGAGAATAACTATAATTTAAAGCTAGGAATAGATAAAGTAAAAGCCATATACCAAAGAGATGTGAACAACTATATCATTGTTAAAGAAGACGGAAAAGTTAAGTGTAAAGGTATGTTTAAAAATTACAAAGGAAATGACTTTCAACGAAATAGCTTGAGTGTAATACCAATAGCATTAAAAAATTACTATGTAGATAAAATACCTATCGAAAAAACTGTTAATGACCTATTAGAACATAATAATTTGCTACCATTTCAATTAATAGCTAAAAAGAGTTCTAAGTATGATGCACTAGCATATCATGATTTATATGCAGATGAAATGGTAGTATTAAAACATAAAGTATATAGAGTGTTTGCGGGTATTAATCAAAACATAGGTAAATTATATAAGATGGCTGATGGTAGTTTTGATAAATATGCTAATTCACCTAATCACATATACATTAATAATAATGAAATAGATAAAATAGACAAAAATTTAATAGATAAAAGTTTTTATATAAACTTATGTAAAAGTTATTTAATAGAAAATATGAATAGAAAAGTAAAAATAACGAACAAAAAAACAGGAGATGTAGAATGGCTAATTTGAGATACATTGAATTAAATGCAGATAAAACACCTAAAACTAACTATGATACATTCAGACTTAGTACAGAGAACTTTGAAAATGCAGGGTATATACTACCTAAGAATGTTATAGTGGTTGATTTTGACGAACATAAAGAAGTTGCCGAAAAAATAATAAGTGCCATAAAAACAAGAGTTGTAGTAACTAAAAGAGGCTATCATCTGTATTTCACTGTCCCTGAAGACTTAAAACCTAAGAATGTAAATAAAGTTATAACAGCTTTAGGAGTGCCTGTAGATTATAAAACTGGTTATGGAGGCAAACAGCAGTATGCGATTGTTAAATTAAATGGTGTTGATAGAGAAGTAATAAACAAAGAAATAAAAGAGTTCCCATATTTACCTAAAATATTATATCCTACTAAGTCTAAAATTGACTTAGCAAGTGTTGGGGAAGGTAATCGTAACGAGGATATATTCAAGCATTTTTTAAATGTTATAGAAACATATCCTAACTGGAGCATAGATGAGTTAGAACAATTAGGAAGTAATGTTTTAAATATAATGAATAATCCCATAGATGATACTGAAATGAACAACATAATAAGTAGTTGCATTAAGCGGAAGAATGTAAATAACAGTACATTTTTTATTGAGAAAAAAGGTAAAATGGTGCTTGATATATTCAAACTAACAGAATACTTAAAAACTAAATTGAATTGTGTGTATTATAGCCATCAACTGTACTTTTCTATTAATGGCAGATATACCTCTGATAATGTTAAGTTAATGACTTATTTACTTAATGATTTAAATTTAAAATTAATGAAAAAAGATGATAGTGAAATATACCACCAACTAAAAAAAGTAAACAAATATTGTGATAATACTAATTTACCGATAGTTTTTAAAAATAATTTAATGCTGTATAACAATAAAATACAAGAGTATGATGGTAGATTTAGTCCATTTATGTTGGATGTTAATTATAATAGCGACGCATATGATGAAACAGTAGATAGATTTTTAAAATGGTGTAGTTGTGGGGATAAAGAGGTTATACAACTATTTAAATGTATACTAGGACATACACTAATGGCACAAGGCTTCCCGCAAGTAGCATTCTTTCTAGTGAGTGAAAAGGGTTCAAATGGCAAAAGCACATTTATTGAAATGATTAATGATTTTTACGGAAGTTTATCCTCAAACTTAGCATTACAAGAGTTAAAGGATAAAACAGATGTAGAGCCTTTAGTAGGTAAATTAGTTAATTGTGGGGACGATATAAGTGATAGTTTTGTACAAGATAGTAGATTATTTAAGAGCTTAGTTGCTGGTAATAGTGTTGCTGTTAGAAGATTGTATGAACAATCATACACACATAGAAATACAGCAACAATGATTTTTACCCTAAATAAGATGCCAGAGTTCAAGGACAAAACAGGCGGAGTTAAAAGAAGGTTCGTAATGATACCATTTTTGAATTATATAACACCAGAAAATGCTGACTTAAATTTAAGAGAAAAATTAAGTACAGATAATGCTAAAAGTTATATTTTAAATTTAGCTTTAGAGGGGTTAAATTACATAATACAAAATAATGGTATAATAATACCTAAAAAATGTAAAGATTTAGTGGAGGAATATATGATAAATAGTAATAATGTATTAAAGTTTTACAAATATTATACTGAAGAAATGATGAAAGATATTGACGGAAATTTAACAAGTTCAGTTTATATGGACTATTTAAATTTTTGCGATGAAGAGTTAAACAAGCCTTGTTCAAAAACAAAATTCACACAAGAACTAATTAAATTAGGCTACCAAAGTGCAGTAACCAAACTTAATGGTAAAAGTGTTAGAGTATATGTTAAGGAGAAAAAGAAATGATTAAATTTTATTATATATCTGCTATGGATGATGATTTTTGCATAAAATTAGATGAAGCCAGAAAAGTAACAGAATTTTATAACAAAATGAAAGAAAAAGGCAACTTTTTTACAAGTTTTGAAGAGGCTCAATTATTTTTAATAAAATTAAATAATGCTTTTAATGCTATATTCAAAGAGGCAATAGATTATAGAATAACCAATGAAAAAAATACCATAGGTGGTAGAGCCAGACTATTAAGAGATAGTGAAAGCAAAACATCTTTATCTAAAAAGTTGCAAAATATAAATAGATGTTCAAGCACTACAGTATCATATAGCACCATAACTGATTTTGAAAATAATGTAAGAAAAGATAAATGGTTAATAAAATTATATTCACAATATTTTAATGTTAATGAAAGTTGGATTGAAAGGGGAACAAAATGACTTATGAAAAATTTAAAAAAGAAGTAGAAGAATTAGGACTAAGATGTAAATTTTATGATTATGGAGTTAATGTGTGTTTGATGGATTGTGATTACCATTTAGCTACCATTTATAACACTATTAAATATTTTGGTATTATTAGTTTTAATTCAATTTTAATTAGTTTTGACACCAGTAAATTATTCAATTTGTGTTGTAAGTTAATACAAACACCATTAGACGAAAGAGGTAAAATAAAATGACATATAAAGAATTTAAGAAAGAAATAAAAGAACTGGGACTTAGTTGTAGATTATATAACCGTATGGTTGAAGTAATTTTTAAACAAAATGATGAAGTAATAGCTATCATTTTTACAAAGCGCCGATATGATGGTGTTATATATTTCTTTTCAACTTTCAATAACACTAAAAGCGATAAATTAGCACATGTGTGTTGGGAATTGATAAGAACACCATTAGTTGAAAGAGGTGATTATTAATGAAAATAAAAAAATTACATCAAAAAGCAGTAGTACCTCACTATGCAACAGAAGGTAGTGCTGGACTAGATTTAACAGTTATAAGTGACAATGACACTATAGTTATCCCATATAAGGGTACTATGTTATGCAGAACTGGCTTGTCCTTTGAAATACCTAAAGGATATGTAGGTTTGATATATATTAGAAGTTCAGTAGGTACTAAGCTTGACTTAGTATTATCTAACCAAGTAGGAGTTATAGACAGCGATTATAGAGGGGAAGTAATGCTACCCTTAAGGAATTTAGGTAGAAGTGCTAGAGTTATTAATAGTGGCACTAGAATTGCCCAAATGTTAATAACACCTATTAATCAAGTAGGTATTGAAGTTGTAAAAGAATTATCGGAAACTAAAAGGGGAGATGGTGGATTTGGTAGCACAGGAAAATAAACAAAAGACTAATGGTGAACAATTATATGACAGTGAAAAGTATGCAGAATGGCTACTTGACACTATAGAGGAAGAAAACAAGTATGATCTTGAAAACATAGATCGTAAAGTATATTCTAGAATAGAAGACAGTTTAACCTCATATATATATAATTTATTGAGTGAATTAGAAAGGGTTGATGATTAGTGAAATACAATTACAATTCAACTGTATTTTTCAATGAAGTCGCTTATATTAACTGCCCAAATTGCAATAGTGTAATTGATATGGCTGATAGAGGTTCGTGGCATAGTGATAAGTATCTGTGCAATGACTGTCTTAAATACTTTAGCATAAAATTTTATTATGAGGTGACAAAATGCGGAAGTTAAAAGTTAAAAATGATAAATTAAAAGCAAAACATATTGTGAATATCTTGAATGAGAATAAAGAATATTATTTACTTTTAAGATGTTTGTGCGAATTACCTACAATGATTAAGCTTGTATTTAAGGTAAGCAGTAACGATTTAAAAAAATATATAAATGAAAAAGTAAAAATTAAATATAATAGTGAATTAATTAAAGATTGTTGGTATCGTGGACTTAATGAATGCTTGAATAGGTGGTTAAAATTGTGTGATAGGATAAGGGTAGATAAAGAGGATATAGCATTTGTACAAACCAAGCCAGTAACTGACTTTTTTGTACAAAATATCGGTTCAATTATATGTGATTTTCAAATATTATTGAATGAAAAAATAAAAGAGGATAATTTGAGAAATGTTATAATGTTAATATCAGTAATAAGAGCAATAATATTATGTACAAGAGATAGAAACAAATTGTTAAAACACTTTGAAAAAAAAGATGTAAAATACATTAGATGGTTACTAACAACCTATCAAAATGTATTTGCTGGCATGTTATATGATATGCAGAATTATGAGGGTTATGTATACAAAATGGAGGTATTAAAAAGTTGTTAAGTGAAGAATTAAAAGAGTACATAAAAACTAATATAGAATATCAACTAAAAAATATAAAGAATTTACAATTTAAAGATTTAAGAGTGTTATTATATAACTATAATAAGTACTTAGAGCGATTAAAAATAATTGACGATAAAATAGAAACTTTAAAAAAAATAAGTGGTTGCACTATATCAAGTGTAGCACCTAAAGATGTAAATGTACAAAAAAGTAGTGTATATGTAGATGAACTAGAGAAAAAAGAAAATGAAATAGAATCATTGAGTAATGAAAAAATACAATTATGTATAATTATAGATAGAATAAATTGTGGTTTAAAACTTATATCAGAAGAACCATATAATGAAATAATTAAATTGAAATATATTGATAAAAAAAGTATTGATGAAATTTTAGAATTGTTGCATATAAGTCGGCGAACATATGATAGACACCATAACCGATTAATGAGTGAAATTAAGAGTTTATTTCTATTATAAGTAAACAAGTGTTTATTTGTACAAAAAATGAAAGTATAACAAAAGTATAACAAATTAATCTCTAAGCATTGATTTTACTTAGTTTAGTAAATTATCTTCATATTTACCAACTTTCAATTTATAAATATATTCGGTTTTAAATAATGAAAAACATTCGTTTGTTTTAGTAATACTTACACTAATTTCTTTATCTAAATTATAGTAATTATCCGTTGAAATATTAAAATACTTAAAGGCTTCTTTTATATTTTTGAATTTTTTATTTCCAACTTTTTTTTCTATTTTTTTATACTCCAAACTTTTTAAATATTCTAATAAGTTTTTTTGATTAATTATATGTTTACTTTGCAAGTTCACCTTATTATTTATTCCATAGATGTTATTTATAGTAAAAAATATCGGTATTAGTGCTATAGTAATTATAACAAGTGAAAGTAAACTTTCTATTAGTAGCTCCCCTTTATTATTCATAATAAAAATTCTCCTATGATATATGTTAAATAAATTATCGGGGCAAAAGGAAAATAACCCTTGATTCTTCTAAAAATTAAAACAATTATTGCCCCTATTATATATAAACTTGTATAAAATTTATACACAAAAATTAAGTCTGTCCTACAAAAATATATACTTAAAATAGTAAATAATTTTATATCCCCTAAACCTATAATTTCTTTTTTTATATAGAACTCTATTAACATTTGAATAAATATTGGAAATGTAAAAATTGACATTGACAAATATAAATTAAATAGATTGAAATTTTGAAAGTTTTTTATCAAACTTAAAATTAACATTAGTATAAGATATGATTCTGGTAATATTCTTTCTTTTATATCCCTATAAGAGATAAAAACAAATAAAATATTAAACAATAATTTTATAGCTATCATTTAATAGAACTTGGTCCTATTACTTCATTTGCAAAATCTTTCGGTGCTTCTATTTTAGCTGTAACAACTCCATCACTATATTCTAATTTACCAGTTACTTTACCTGCTTTGAAATTACCTGTTGAATCTGCACCAATTTTTAAAGTTTTTAAATCTCCATAGCCCTTTAGAATAGCTCCTATATCTGCAAGTGCTGCATTACCTTCTTTTTTCTCATCAATTTCACTACTAATAACAAAATTATTAAGTTCTGATACAGCTGCAATGACTCTTGTCTTATTTGCCCGATCTATATATTTTGTTACCCTTGGTACTGCAATAGTTGCAATTAAACTAATTATTGCCATAACAGCAATGACTTCAATTAATGTAAAACCTTCGTTTACTTTTTTTTGTATTTTTTTCATACAAAACCTCCTTTATTTTTATTGACATCATAATAACATAGAAAAAAATATATGTAAATTTGATTTTTTTTATACTTGAGTAGTTTAAACATTAAAAAAATATATGAATTAGTTTTTTCAATCATAAAAAAAAAAAAAAAAACAGAAATTTATTCTGTTTTAAAAAAATTTTTTTTAATTATTTAGAATATAGTTAAATGCTGATAAGGCTGCCTTTGCTCCTTCACCTAAAGCAATTATTATTTGTTTATATGGTACAGTTGTGCAATCACCTGCAGCAAATATACCCTTACAACTTGTTCTATTATATTCATCGATTTCTATTTCTCCAATTTTGTTAGTTTTAACTATATCTTTAAAATTATCAGTATTTGCTCTTAAACCAATTTCAACAAAAACTCCATCTATTTTTAAATTTTCTAATTCCTTTGTTGTTCTTTCTTTGCATAAGACCTCAGTAACAAATTTATCCCCTTTGATTTCATCTATAGCTGTATTGACTTTTATTTTAATTTTAGAATTTGATTTTGCTTTTTCTTGTAAAACTACATCTGCTTTTAGTTCAGGTAAATATTCTATTATAGTTACACTTTTAGCGATATTAGCCAAATCAAGTGCTGCTTCTACTCCAGAATTTCCACCACCAGCAACTATTACATCTAAATTTCTATAAAAAGGTCCATCACAAGTTGAACAATAATGAACTCCTTTACCTTTAAATTCTTCTTCACCCTTAACATTTAATTCTCTATGTTTTGCACCAGTTGCGATAATTATTGACTTTGTCTTAAATTCAACACCATTATCTGTAACGACTAATTTTTTATTTCCATCAATAATTTTAGAAACTAAATGTCCTTGATAAAAAGGTATTTCATATTCTTTGGCATGTTTTTCTAAAGAAGTTGCAAATTCAGGACCAGTTGTTGAAACAGTTCCGATAATATTTTCTATACCATTTGTAGTTAAAACTTGACCTCCAACATTTTCTGCTACAATCCCAATTTTCATTCCTTTTCTTTTTGCATATATTGCACTTGATATTGCTGCTGGACCTGCTCCTATAACAATTACGTCATACACAAGATCGCTTCTCATTTCTTTAAAATTTTTCTTATTTTCTTCCAAATTAAGATTTAATTCAAACATTAATTGTTCTCCTTTTTTATTCTTATAATCTTTTTCTTACCTGCCTTTACTACCATGTCTTGAATAATCTTAATATTAGCTTTAATATCTACTATAGCAACATCGTTTATTTTTACTGCTCCTTGTTCTATTAATCTTCTAGCTTCACTTGTTGATTTACAGAAAGATAATTTATTTACTAACAAATCAATTATATCCACTTCTTGTTCAGAAATAATGATTTCTGGTAATTCAACATTCAAATTTTTCTTAGAAAATAGATTTTCAAAATATTCTCTTGCACTCTTAGCTGCTTCTTCTGAATAATATATTTTAACTAATTCTTCTCCTAGTCTCTTTTTCGCTTCCATTGGATGAACTTCTTTTTTTATTCTTTCTATTTCTTGCATTGGTATTTCTGTTAATTGTTCATAATATACATACATCAATTCATCAGAAATAGACATTATTTTCCCGAACATATCATTAGGAGTATCAGTTATTCCAATATAGTTATTCAATGATTTACTCATTTTTTCTACACCATCAAGACCTACTAATATAGGCATTAACATACAAACTTGAGGTTCTTTATTAAAATCTTTTAATAAATCTCTTCCTCTTAAGATATTGAATTTTTGTTCAGTAGCACCTAATTCAACATCTGCTTCTAAATGAACAGAATCATATGATTGTAGTATTGGATACATAAATTCAATTAAAGAAACTGGCTTATTTTCCTTAAGTCTTTTTGCAAAATCTTCCCGAGATATCATTTGTGAAACGGTAAATTTTGATAAAAGATTCAATATAGTTGTTAAATCTAGTGTTTCTAACCATTCATGATTATATTTCACTGTCATTTTATTTACATCTAATATCAAACTAATTTGATCCATGTATGTTTTTATATTTTTTTCTATTTGTTCCATACTTAGCATTTTTCTAGTTTCACTTTTACCTGTAGGATCACCAATTCTAGCAGTAAAAGTTCCAATTAAAAATATTGGTTCATGCCCTAAATCTTGGAATTGTTTTAATTTTCTAATAGGCACTGCATGACCCAAATGTAAATCGCTTCCAGTTGGATCAATTCCAAATTTAACTTTTAACCCTTTTCCTGTTCTTATGCTTCTTTCAAGTTTTTTCTTAAATTCTTCTTCATTAATTAATTCTTCGCAACCCCTTTTTAGAATATTAAATTGTCTTTCAACTTCATTTTTTATCTCTACTTCAGTCATATCATTCTCCTGTCAATTTTATTTTACATTTTTTTTATTTTTTTTTCAAGTTATTCATCTTCATTAGTTTTATTTATATAGTAAAATTCTCCATTTCTACCTAATACATCATCATATTCAACTGTTAATACCTTATCACCAGCTTTTAAATTTTTTATATTTAATCCGTCAATAAAGGGTTGTGTTACTTCTGAAAAATATATTTTAATATTTTCATTAGATAATTCTTTATTCTTTGCATTTAATATTTCATTACCTTCGTCGTCATCATGTATATAATATCTATTGTCTTCATTTTTACCAATAAACATATCAGAATATGATCCTATAAAATCTTGATATTTAACATTTTCTCTAGTCTTTTTTAAAATTTTTGAATTTAAAGAAAATACGTACAAGTTACAATCATTTAAATCTTCATCATTATCTATTTTAGAATATTTTTCATAATAGTCTTCATTATCTATAGTTTCAATTAATCTATTGTTTTTTTCATCATAGCTATATACATATTTTTCTTCATCATCAATTGCATATAGCTTACTATTTTTTCTATCTAATTTACTAATAATTGCAGATCCATCGTCATATCTAACAGCCTTATAATACTTATTATCCATTTGAAAAATAGTAAAAACTTCATAATCTGCATTCAAATCACTTATTACCCAAGTTCCTAAAAAATTATCTGAAAATCCTATTAGTTGAAATACTAAAAAAAGTATCCCCATTACAATTTTTTTCATAAAAACTCCTTACAAATTAAAATGTTTTTTTGTTTTTATTATACCACAATTTTTTTTACTATACCAACCATATTTTCCTTGCTTTTTTTAAATTTTAATATGATAATAAATATATCAACATATGAAAGGACGATGTATGTATCATGAAAATATTAATAGCTCCTGATTCATACAAAGCTAGCCTTAGCTCAAATGAAATCTGTGAGATTTTTAAAAATACTTGCATTAACCAAGTAATAACTTGTCCTCTTGCCGATGGTGGTGAAGGAACTGTTAATGCAATAGTATCTGCAAAAAAAGGAAAATTTTTTTATTCCTTTGTACTTGGTCCTAATTACAATAGAATAAAAGCTAAATATGGTGTTATATATA